ATGACTTTAAGCAACGTTATCGAACTGTACAGTATCGGTTTTGGGTGTGGAATTGTTCTTTCTGTTTTAGCCTTTATCATTGGTGAAATTGTCAACCTTGCAAAAAAAATGATGAAAGGAGAATCATGATATGACTGCTGTTACCACTGCATTGACCTCTGGTATTTCCGATGTGGCTACGGAAGCAATGAGCGCTATTGGCTCTATCCTTCCGGTGGCTCTGCCGATTATCGGCGCTGTAGTTGTTGTTACTTTGGGCATTCGGATTTTTAAGAAAGTAACTGGTTAATGACTATTGTCGTGGTGGACATATCCTATTGGGTGTGTCCACGTTTTTTTTGGAAAGGAATGATGAAATGGTATATGTTAAAAGCATAAAGAAAATGATAATTGTTTCGTTGCTTTCATTGTGCATTATGACTAATACGGTATATAGTGATGTGCATGCCGCTTCTGTGGTTATTGGTGGTGTTGTTTTGACGGCTGGTGAAGCATTTGCGTTGCTTATGGCAACTCTTGGAATCTCCGCTACTGTTTCTGTAACATATCAAAACCGTGAAGCATTGCAAGCATGGGGTAACAAACAATTGGATTCGTTTTGCTCTTGGATGGCTGAAACGGATGATATTGTATGGTCTGCACAGCAAGATGTGGAACAATGGGCATTAACTGTTATTGATGGCGGCTTGTCTACTGGTAGTGATATGTGGAAAAAGTTTAAACAATGGGCAAAAAGTCTATATATCCGGAATTCTAGTGGTGATTATAATCCAACGGAAAACGCTTACCTTCTGGAATCTGTTTCGCAAATAGTAGGTGTTCCTTTTTATGTAGGGCTTCCGCCGTCGTCTTGTACGGTATATTATCCAACTGCATATAATGATTTAATGTCAAAATATGATAGTTATGTAATTGTGACCAAAGACACTGGTACAAGGGGTTTTCGTATTGCAGAAGTCTTTGCTGGAATTAGTCAAATCAAAGTATCATCAAATCGCGGGGTTTATATTTCTTATAGTGCTGGGTGTCAACCAAGTGTTTCTGATGTTATCACTGGTTCGGCTGGTCTTGGAACATCAAATGGTTACTGGCAGGAATCATATACTGGTGTTTTTGTTTCTTCTAATCTCGTTTTTGAGTTTGATGCTTCGTTTGGTTTAAATCCTGTTTATACGGGTGATAATTTGCCATCAGAAGAAAAAGAATATGTTTTGAATCCTACCGTTGCGAATGCTTTGGAAACTGCTGATAATCCGGATGATATTGACATTATTGGAATCGGTTCACAGGTTGGTGCGCAAACATATCCGCTGAATTTGCCATCAGCAGAAGCACTTCCGAATACATTATCTGACTTGGCTACTGGTGCGTTAACGTTGGAAGAATTTAATAAGGCTTTAGGCCTTGCTTTGGCCAATTTATCTAGCTCTACTCTGATTACTGAGGATCCCAACGACGAAAAGCCTATCAGTGATGTTACTACTGAAGTTCCGGTGGATATGCAAAACTTTATTGTTGATGGTCTTGCGGAATTATTTCCGTTCTGCTTGCCGTTTGATTTTATTGATTTTATTAATGTTTTGTGTGCTGAACCGCAAGCGCCGAAAATTGATTTTCCAATTAGATATCCTACTGGTATCAGTTCTTGGAATACGTATATGATTGAGGTCGATTTGTCTGTATTTGATGGCGTTGCTGAAATTATGCGTGACGTGGAATGTTTATTGTTTATTATTGGCTTGGCGCTGATAACACGTAGTTATATGATTAGGGGGTGATTTTATGGTAGAAATATTACAGAATATGTTGAATGCTTTTGTTGCTGTCCTTATGCAGGTATTACCTACTTCGCCGTTTCAGAGATATATTAGTGCCTTTAGTTCTCTCCCTTACCTTAATTATCTTAATTGGTTTATTCCAGTTAAGGCTTTTGTAACTATTGGTAAAGCATGGCTGGGGGTGATTGCACTCTTCTATCTTTATTCCGTGGCTATGCGCTGGATTAAGCTAATAGGCGATTGAGGGGGTGCTTTATGGATAGTTTGGAAGACATTTTTGTGCTGGTTGCGTGGTGGGCGCTTTTGTATATGTGGTGGTGTCTCCGTGATTGGAAAGGGGAATTGAGATGATTTATTTGTATACGGGTACGCCCGGATCGGGGAAAAGTTTGCACGTTGCAAGGGTTATCTATTATAGGCTGTTCCGCTCTTGTCCGGTAATTGCTAATATTCCGATTAACCTTGAATATGTGAAGCATCCCGAATTTTTTACATATTTGCCGAATCGTGATTTATCTGTTAAATATCTGATTAAGCGTAGCAATGAGTATTTTGAAAATAGACGAATGAAAGAAGGTTCTCTTGTCCTTATTATTGATGAGGCACAAATGATGTTTAATGCTAGAGACTGGTCAAAAAAAGGACGTGATGATTGGAATGAATTTTTCCAAGTGCATCGTCATTATGGCTATGATATTATTCTTATCGCGCAATTTGACCGGATGATTGATAGACAAATACGGTCATTGGTTGAATATGAGGTAGTGCACAGAAAAGTATCTAATTTTGGTTGGAAAGGTCGATTATTGAGTGTACTCATGCTTGCCCCTACGCTGTTTGTTAGTGTTAAAAGGTGGTATCCAATGAAAGAAAAAACAGATAGTGAATTTTTTCGATATAGTAGAAAGCTGGGCAGGCTATATGATACATATATGACTTTTGATGAAACAGAAGAAAAAGGATAATACAGTTGTGTGACAGGTGTAGCAGTGGTGGGGGTTGGGGGTCCCCACTACTGCTACACCTGTCACACAATTATATCTGGCAGTATGAGGATGGTGCGAAAAATGCCAGTAGTGTATGATTGTTTGTCGGGGGTGGATGATGTTGAATTATTTGGTGATTAGAGACTAAAAATGTGATACGTTCCCATTTTTGCATATGTGCCCCTTGGGGGCACATTACTCGACTATAGCAACACTTAAGACTCATTTTTGTAATTGGGGTTATTTCCGTAACAGGAACGAATGACTAATTGCGACCGGTAACTAGCTGGGATGGGGTGGACTAATACATTTGGGCGAACGTTAACAAGCTTATTTCTTAAGGTTGATTGTACCGTTGTTATTTTCACCGATAACGATACCTTTGTTATTTCCAATGTTTATGTTTTTGTCCGCACTCTTCTCTTCTGCTGGTTCGTTCATGTCTCGTCTTATCAGTTCATTAATGTACACATTTAGTGATTCATAGCCTTTTTTCTCATAGTGGCATTTAATAATTGCCTTTTGTCCTTTTGGTACGTTAAATATACACCTGTCATAGTTTTTCTTTGCATATTCGTTATCATATTTTTGCTTATTGAAATCGCTCATATGTTTCCCTCCTGTGCACTTTGTCACAAGTGTACAAAAAAAGCAGACGCACTTTGTCACAAGTGTCAATGGACACTATGTCACAAGTGTGTTATACTATTGTTGCAACATCAATTATAACAAAAAAACACAGGGAATGAAAGGGGAAATTTAATTAAGACAAAGAATGAGTATCTTATCCTTTAATGTAGCCCCGTTGATTCGGGAAGGTCACAAGCCCTTTAAATACAGAGTGAAGGTAACTCTCAACGGAAAGAACTGCAAGCGCCATGAATCATAACTAAAGGGGCGTGCTGGCAACCGTGAAAGTCGGATTTACGAGGTGTGTATGAGTTATGGACAGGCACACAATCATGTTTTTTACTGTCGCGTTGGTACTGTGTACCTTACACCTGCAAATACGTGTGGGTGTTTAGAACATTGATAATTTAATATTGAGAGGAGATTTCAGAAATGAAAGTAAAAGTTTTGGGTATTCAGAATGTTGATTATATCAGTCGCAAGACTGGTAATCCTGTAAAAGGTGTAACGCTCCATTCGGTGTACAAGGATTCACAGGTAAACGGTGATGCTGTCGGCAATATTTTTGTCAGCGATAACCTTGGCTTGTCTTGTATTCCAGAACTGGCTGTCGGTCAGACTGTAGACGTGGTTTACAACAATCGGGGGTTTGTTTGTGATGTCATAATTCAGAAATAAAGGTGTGCTACTGCCAATAACTGGCGGTAGCGAATCCCCTCTGTTTTTTGATCATCTGCAGAAAGAGCGTTAAGACGCCGTAAGCTACACGGTTATTTGCTTGCAAATGTTCGTGTAGCGGTACCCGTAAGTGGTATAGGCGTTAGCGAACGCATGGTATACGCTGGCACTCGCCTATACATGGGCGCTTGCGCCTGTCCGGGTATAGTATTACCCCGGACTTCTGTCGCAGACCTCGGCAAGCCACATGAAATATAGCTTTTCCGGCTTGCGACACCAACTTGTCGCACTTGTCGCAGTCGCAAAAATTGAACTGAAAAGGGGAACTTTGAAATGGCTAATGATTCACAATCTCGTAAATGGAGTTTAACAATTAATAATCCCGTAGATTATGGGTTTACACATGACCGAATTAAAGAAATATTGAATGATATGAAATCGGTTGTCTATTGGTGTATGGCAGATGAAATTGGGGAAGAAGGAACTTATCACACCCATTTGTATATACACAGTAAGGGTGGTATTCGTTTCTCTACTGTCAAGAAGAAATTCGATAAAGCTAACATTCAGATGTCGAATGGAACGGCACAACAAAATAGGGATTACATAACAAAAACGGGTGATAAGCATAAGAAAAAAGCTGAAACTTCTGTAGAGGGTACTTTTGAAGAATGGGGTGAATTACCGGCAGAGCGTCAAGGCTGTCGTAATGATTTGGGCGATTTATATGCAATGATTAAAGACGGATTGTCTGACTATGAAATACTGGAACAGATGCCGGATAGTATCATGAATCTGGACAAGCTCGACAGGGTCAGACAGATATTGATACAGGAATCATACAAGAACGAGTTTAGGAACCTTGAGGTAAGCTATGTGTATGGAAGTACAGGGGCTGGAAAAACACGTAACATCATGGAAAAATATGGCTATACCAGTGTATTCCGTGTGACTGACTACTCCCATCCGTTTGATAACTATAAGGGGCAGGACGTGGTCATTTTTGAGGAATTCCGTTCCGGATTTAGTATTTCTGACATGCTCAATTATCTGGATGGTTATCCGGTTGAACTGCCTTGCCGGTACAACAACAAATATGCATGTTTTACCAAGGTTTACATAGTCACGAATATACCGATATCAAAGCAGTATCCGGTTATTCAGCGTGAACAACCCGCTACGTGGTTGGCCTTTCTACGCCGTATCAAAAAGGTTATTTGTTACAAAGATGGTGCGGTAGAATATTCAAATATTGTTGTTACAAATGATGGGTTTTCAACGGTCATTGATGATAATCCATTTGATGTATAGCAACTATCCGCGAAAGTTTGTGTTTCACAAATAGTTGACGGACAAGCGCGCTCCGACGTGAAAATTCCATGTCGCGCGCTGTCAACTACCACTTCCTTGACTTGCTTCGCAAGACGTTTTCGTGAAACACCTAGCAGACTTTCGCGAATAGTTGGGTGTCTGTGCTTGTACTGGTATAATACCAGTTCTTCCGGATCAAGTCAATTCGAACCCTCTTTAAGTTCCACGAATTCGAGTACTTGCTGCCCTTGGGTTATA